ATAGCACCTTGTAAAGCAGTTATAATTTTAACTATTTTACCGCCATCTGGTACACCAACAAAAGTTGATGAAGCTGTTGAAATATCTTCAATCTCAGCAGTTAAGAAGTAATCGTTTAAAGTTCTCATTTTATTCTCCTATTGTCGTTCCGCCCATAACCTTATTAGGACTTCAACATTGGGTTAAGTGCATGGAGGCACTTTTTATTTAAGGTAGTACCTCCATAACACAATTAACAATTATGATGTTGTTAAATCGTAAACAGCACCACTTGCTTTTTCGTTTCTTGACTCAAGAGTGTACTCAGCTACCATG